TAAAGTATTTTATATGTACGGCATATATGATTTAAAGGTGTATTTAGGTACATTAATATATATGAATAGTTTAATGAGTGTTGTAATACTACAATTTTTATTAAAAAGATGATACAAATATCTTTTGATTGGTTACGAAAAAGGAATTGGTTAAATGTATGTGCGTACAGATGTAAGATAAGTGTACGAATAGCAAAATTAATGTACAATGTAATTGTTTTATAATATTTTTTAAACGAGTATGGAAAATACAGAGGCCGATTACTTTATTCAGGAGGAGTTTTGTGTGTCGGTGACTATGGCACAAAAATTGGATAAGTCGATTAAATTGCCAGTAAGCGAGGCATTATATTATTGGTGGAGTGCCAATAATATAAAGTATAAATTATTTTACTGGAAAGATAAGGAAAAATTTGAGCGATTGGGGCAAAAAAATATAAATCAAAGTATGTCTAGTTGTATACCAGCTTGGACAATATTAGAACTGGATGAGTTACTACCAGATAATGATTATATTTTTAAATTAAATAACGGGCATTGGGGAGTAGTTCGTATTATTTTGGAACAGGAAAAATGTAAGTTAATAATGGAGTTTGGTGATGATATTAAAACTAAAATAGATGCTTATGGTGAGTATGTCTATCAGGAATATACTAATGTATAATATATGGCTAAACATAGAACAGATAGATGGGAATATAAAGAGACGCTGAAACACGCATCAAATAGGCAAGGGAGTGAGCAATCAACGCATCCACAGGTACGTAAAATACTCGATAAAAGTAAGATACTTATATTGGATTATAATATAAATAAAGATGAGCTTATTGGTAACAAATAGAACGGCAAAGATAGCGTTATTTAGAAAAGCGTTAGGAGTAGATGTAGTACAATTTTTAAAGGAGAGTGGTTGGGTTGTAAGACAATACTATAAAGTAATTTGTGCAACTGCGTTATATGATCAACGCGATAGGAACACTGTACAGCAATTTTATATATTCAGAGTAAGTGATTTATTTTTATTGTTAAGTTTTACTTTTGAGTTAGAGCTAACTGTAAAGGAACATACAAATAAACCTGTAGCTAAAGTTAGGTATGATAAAGTTAATGTAACAAATTACGAGGTTGGGGATAGTGATAAGATTATGAAATTAATTAAATCAAAAGTAAAAGGTGAATGGGATTCCGTTACTAGTAAATATGATTACAGTGCTTGGCAATTAGTTGCACCACTAGCAAATGATAATTTTGAATATTTAATTAATCAATTTATTAAATTAAATAATATAATTATAATATGAGCTTATTAGTAACAAATGCCGTAGCAACACGATTTAAGGACTTTCAGTCGGATATTGCTAAGTTGCACGCAATTTGTACAAAATTAAAATGGGCAAATAGCAAAAAGGATACGGCAAGTGCTAATTGTTTTAGGTATCAAGTATGTTTCCCACTAGAGCGGTTTGAACTACAAAGTATGGCAATAGCAAATATATTTTTACCAAAACGGGCTACTTTACTAAGCTCAGTTATAGTTAAAGAACTAGTATTTATTCGTAAATTAGGCGAAGATAATAATGACGTATTTAATGAATTATTTAGCAAAGTAGCTGTGATTACGTTTAGCGAATATAGTTTACAGATTAGTAAACCATTATATGAGTACACTGAATTTTTATCATTATTCGATAAAAATATAGATAATGATATGGACGATAAATGTACTAGACATTTTTATAAGTTAATTACCAATAATATGCCATGCTTTAATAATGAGGCAATAGCAAAAACTTTACAAAATACTCAAGGGACTGTATATATAAGTTAATTTTATTTTTTAGATATTATATTATGGATGAGCGAGTTTTAAAACCAGTACGATTTAAGGCGGTTGAAAATGGTGCGTTGTCGTCTTATGTTTGTGCTTATAATAGTGATGTAAGTAAATTACAGCATTCATTAGCAACAAATAAGCCACCAGTAGATATTAAAAGTGGCTATTCGGATGAGTTTACTAAGGTTATGTTAAAATTTTTTACTGAGGTGTCTCAAGTCATTATTGATTATAATGTTGAATGGAGGAATAAGTATGGGGAGATTTGGCAAAATTTTAGGGGGCTAACTATAGTAAAAATAGACGAGTATTATTATATAGATTTACATACAACTACACGAGTACTATTAAGTTACGATGAACTATGTAAAATGTATGTAGATATTATTGGTATGTTTAGTAGATTAGATGAAACATGTCAACCACTTATAGTTTAATTGTATGTATAGAACAAAAAAAATACCTGTTGGGCAAATAGCAATTGATGCCTTTGTTATGGTGCGTAGTGATGAAAAAAATTTTACTGTAGCGGCCAACTCGCCTAAATTGGCTGATGCAACAGGATCGCCATTATGCAGACAAATGGCATTATTAATGCAGGATTTTATTTTAAGTTATGAACAAAAGTTAAAAACGGGATTACATGTTGAATCATTCATTATAGTATACGATTCAGTAGGTCAAGAGTATATAATGAAAATTACTTGGAAAGAACATGGATTAGATATAGGTGCAAGGGAGTTGTACCAACTTGCCGATAAATTAATTTTTCAGACTAATGCCGAGTTTTTTGCCTGGCACATACAGAATAGACCCATAATAGAGCAGGCAGTACGGAAAGTGTCGGATTCAGACAATAAAACTGACTAAAATGTATGAAAAAAGATCAGATACGTATAATACAGGCTCGATTTTTTATCGGTCTTGCTTCGGTGTTTTATTTTATCTATCTAGTATTTTATATGAAAAACCCAGGTGTGATTGGGTTAGTGTATATAATGGCTGTTGGAGTATTTTTAATTTTAGCGCAAGTAACACTTAAAAAATAACATAAAAGGTTAATAAATCAAGTCAAAAAACTTTACAAATCTAAAATAGCCTATACAATAAGTATGTAAATTATTAATTAATTTGTATATCATGGCAACAGAACTACCAAATATTGCTAAAATGAAACAGCATCTAGCTCAACTTGTAGATCAAGGTTGTGAGGTGTCCGCAAAGATTAAAAAAATACAAGATGAGTTACTAAAACCACTTGAGGAGTCTTTTATAGCGATTAAAAATAATCTAGATCGCACAATGAGACAAGAAAAATTTAATATAATTGAGGGTGAAAAAGGAAAGGCTAAATTTGTGGAAACGAAAAGGACAAGTTTAGATGAGTCTGCTTTGCTTAAAGCACTAGGTTGGGATATAACTAAACTTGTGCCATTTAAGGTAAGTAAGACTAGTACATATATTAAAATAACGCCTAACGAAAATGCAAAAAAATAGACAATTATTGCGAACACAGATTGAGATGAATGCTTTTTTAGATAGTATAATGTCAGATGATACTATTAAATTAATTGCTTGTGATATTGAGACCGAAGAGTTAAGTGATGATGTTAGTAAAAAAAAATGGTCGCCATTGCAATTAGGTTTGGAGGGGATAGGATTATATGCAGGAGATAAATACCAAGCTTACTTGGTATATGATAATAAATTAGATTATAGTGCGTTAGATACAATAGCTCATTGTTATCCAATGGTGTTTCACAATGCTAAATTTGATATACAAGTACTGGAAAAGCATAAATTATTGAGTTATGTAGACGAGATAAAATTACACGATACGATGCTCATGAGTTTTATCCATGATGAGGAAAAAGTAATGGGCGAGGGAGGGCACGGACTAAAAATACTGGCTCAAAAGATATTAAAAGTATCCGATAAGGATTTAGTTAAATATGGTGATGTTGGCCCAAGACCAGTTTTTGAGGACAATTTATTCAGTCGAGCTGATCCAGAACAATCTAAAAAAGATCAGGCAGATGCAGTCCAAAAATGGCAAGAAAAAATGGGGGATTATTGTATTGATGATTGTGTTAATACATATAAGTTATATTACTTTTTTGAAAAATATTTAAAAAAAGAGGCGGGATTATGGAAAGTGTACCAAGATATTGAGATGCAATTTATATTTGTATTGTTAGATATGGAGAGACGAGGTATTGAGATAGATACAAATTATTTATCTGAGATGTCAAAAAAGGTATCGGAGATGATTATACAGTATGGTGCTAATGTATGGAAAGAGGCGGGCAAACAGTTTGATATTAATTCGCCACAACAGCTCAAAGAGTTATTACAAAAAAAATACACGTTGTCAGATGAGCATAAAACAAAAAAAGGTGAGTATTCGACTGATAGTTCCGCATTGGAGTATTTAGTTAATGTACATCAAAGTAAATTGGCGGAGAGCGTTTTAAAATATAGGGAGCTATCTAAACTACAAAGTACCTATATTCAGTCAATACCAAAACTATTATTTGACGATAAGGCAATACACTGTAATTTTAAGCAAACGGGAACTATTACGGCACGATTGTCTTGTGTCCATGCAGATACAAAGATATGGGTAAACGGGGAATATTGTGCAGTTTCCAAACTGATCTTTACTAAATATGCACAAAATTATACAATTAGTTCGAGGGGTAATTTGCAGTTAATTAATAAAATTATATATAAAGGCAAAGAACCCATGCTAAAAATTAAAACTAATTATGGAAAAGAAATTATTTGTACAACACAACACAGACTCCATACAGATAAAGGATGGGAGTGTGCAGGAAACTTATCAAAAGGAGTTAAAATATACACCGCAGATATTAACATTGTTAAAGCCAATAAAATTATACGGGAGCAATCGTCAACGATATATAAGCGAAGAGGATTTTGTGCATCTATTTATAAAGAAAAGATACAAAAGGAAATTAGTAACAAGTTTATTAAAGATACCACATCACTTGGTAGACCTTTCATTTTATCTTTTTCAGGACAAGTACAAAGTAGAGTTAAAAGAGGCAAAACGGTACAAATATGCTCAGTCCAAAATGGGAAATACTTTTGGAGCAAGGGAGCACCCCAAAAGTATACTAGACAAAGTAGTATTATTAAGACACATGAGAGAAGGGAAATGTTTAGCAAAGATTGCCAGAGAGATGCAAACGACAGAGTTCCTGGTCGAAAGCAATATACAGTATCATCAATTGCAAAGTATAACAAGTTTGCCAAAGAGTATGCAGTATCTGCCTCAAGATACAATAGAATTGTTGGAAAAGTTTCAACCAGGCATAATGGAAAAAGCTACTTTGTTTCGGGAAAAGCCTCAGGAATTTTTCGATGCTATATATGTAGTTTTTTTAGATCTACTTGCAACAGTGCATGCTATAAAAAGGTTGTGCAAAGCACACAAGCACTACAAAAGCATACAAAAAATGAAAAGCGATCATATATGTTGGTCAATGAACAAAGCAGAGACGTTATTGGCCAGGGAGTTAATAAAAAGCAATATTCCTCATGTAAGACAGTATGCTCTTGCAGGAAGGATGACGGTAGATTTTTTCTTTCAGCAAAAGGGTTTGATAGTGGAACTAGATGGGGAATGGCATGTGGGGGACACGGATACACAAAACAGAGACCAAAAAAAGAACCAAACAGTTTTAAAAAGTGGTTATACAATGATGAGATTTTCGATACAAGAGGTGTACAAATCACCAAAGACAATTTGTGCAAATATAATAAGGAAACTATCGAGTCTATAGTGCTATATGATAACGGCAAGTTACAAGATGTGTGGGATATTGAGGTAGATGTGGATCATGGGTATATAGCTCAGGGATTGGTACATCACAATAGTTCACAGCCTAATCTGCAAAATATACCACGAAGAGACGATGAACTCAATATACGTAAGGCCTTTAGGCCACGTGCAGGACACGTTTTTGTGATAGCGGATTATTCACAACTTGAGTTGCGAATAATGGCTCATTTTTGCCAGGACGAGACTATGAAAAAAGTATATCAAGATAATGGGGATATACATCAAGCAACGGCTGATATATTAAAATGTGATAGAACAACAGCAAAATCCATTAACTTTGGTATTAACTATTGTTTATCCGCTTTTGGTATGTCAAAAGGGTTAGGCATATCAGTTGAGGAAGCCGAATCATTTATAAATAGTTATTTTACTAAGTTCCCGAGGGTGGCAAGTTTTATTGCTAAAGCTAAAAATACAGTACGAGCTAATGGGTTTGTTGAGACGATAGTTAAACGTAGACGTAGATTCAAAAATTTTAATAAAATGCCTGTACCAGTAGGCCAAAATTATACTGATATGGATACTTATGAAAAACGGTTAATAAATAAAGAGCGTGAAAAATTAAATGCACGGATGGAACGACAAGCGGTAAATAGCATTATTCAGTCGAGTGCAAGCGATCTGATGAAAATTGCTATGCGTAATATGTATAAAAGATTTAAAAAGGAGTTCCCAGATACGGGTATATTAGTACAGATACATGACGAGGTAGTGGTTGAGTGCCTTGAAAACAACGCTGATGATGTATTAAAAATAGTTAAGTTTGAGATGGAGAACGCATTAAAACTTAATGGTGTGCCATTGGTTGTAGCCCCTAAAATTGCAAAAGTATGGGAAAAATAATTTGGCAAAGTCTTTGGAAAAATATCTGTATAAAAGACAGCTAAATGGTTAAAAGTAAAATTAACAAATTAGTATTGACTTTAGTTTGTTACATAAGTAATCTAAAAAGTGCTTGGCAATTTACTTATGAAAAAGATATTAAAAGCATCGGATGTAGTCAATAGTTATGAACCAACACACGAAGATAGGGCAAGATTGGTAAAAAAACCGCATTGCTTTAAATTAAGTGGTGATGGCGTGTTTCATAGTATACAAGGGGAAGGCCCATTTATGGGGCAACCGACTACGTTTATACGGCTACATTTTTGCAATTTATGTTGTAATTACTGTGATAGTTTTTATACATGGTTGCCGAAATCAAAGGAATATTGGAAAGAGCCATTTGATATATCTGTACATGATTTACATGCGGAGATACGCAAAGCACAGGAACAAAAAGGAATAAAAATTACTAAACATGTGTATAGCATAACATTTACGGGTGGTGAGCCTTTATTGCATAAAGCTGAGATTGAGGAGTTTATGAGATTGTACCCGCAATATAAAGTACAGATTGAGACTAATGGTACTATAATGCCATCAGATTATTTATTGGAACATGCTTATTTTAACTGTAGTCCAAAACTAAGTAATAGCGGTAATTTAAAAACTAGGCGTATTAATACAGATGTAATTTGTAAATTACGTGATGTTAAAACGTATTTTAAGTTTGTTTGCCGTAATGATCAAGATATTGATGAGATGCTACTTGATTTTGGTATATGGTTACAACGGGAACAGATTTGGATAATGCCAGAGGGAGTCTTGTTAAAAGAGAACGCACAATATAGTAAACAGATGATGTCCAGGATATTGTCAGAGGGGTTTAATATTAGTCCTAGACTACAAAATTTATTATTTGGCGGAGCAAAACGCCGAGTCTAATTATTAACTATTTTATACAATATGAAAATATCTACTATTGAGGTAATGGCTTGCTCTATTGAGATGTCAGTATTAAATGCAGGTACTCCGTCAGTAATGATTACTTTATCGGACACTGGCGAGGATAAAACTGAAAATGAGGTTATGACTACCATTAAAGACACAGAGCAAAAAACGGTTGTAATTAATGCTAGAACAGCAGTAATACCATCAGATGTTATATCACTATGCCGTAAACTAGATTCATTACGCAAATCAGTACTAGTTTGCTGTTTAGGGTCAGATCGAGCACCAGAAACACTACGTAAATTAAAATATGTAAAATTTGCGATGCAATTGGACGTACCAACAGCTAAAAAAGCAAATAATATTAATCCAAAAAATTTGCCCTTATTAAAAGAGGAGGACGAAATAATTTTTAAATTGGATAAAGAACAAAGTTTTATTCAGGTAATGACATATATGAAAGGTCGTTTGGTAACTAGACCAACGATAGTGTTTTTGTCTAATAATAAACAAGAATATACAGCGTGGTTAAAAATTAGTAATGGGTTTGTATTTAAAAATAGGTTTATTAATATATAAAAACATGACACAAATTATAAGTTACTCTTGGTCATTATTTGCTCAAGATATAAAAAACTTGGCCGATAAGATTGGACGTAACAATACATCGGGCAAACCTAAATTTAAAGGTATAATAGCAGTTACACGAGGGGGATTAATACCTGCTTATTACTTGGCTGAGGAGTTAGGCATAAAAATAATTAAAACTATTTGTATTGAGTCATATACAAAATCACGGTCTCGAATGGAGCTGAAATATCATGAGGCGGACGGCTTTACTGAAAAAATAGATCGAGTAAAAGATTGGCTAGTAGTAGATGATATTATAGATACGGGACAGACCATGATATATATTAAAAAAAAGTATCCAGGTATTAAAATTGCAACACTTTTTGCTAAGCAGATACGCCCAGATTATTGGGTACGAAATGCAAATGGTTGGGTACGATTCCCATGGGAGCGTGATTAATTATTAAATTATACAATTATTATGGAACAAGATACAAAGAAACAACTTATCCAGTATCATTTTCAGTCAATAATGGAGACGTTAGGGCTTGATTTGTCTGATGATAGTTTACACGACACACCAAAACGTGTAGCCAAAATGTATGTAGACGAACTATTTTATGGGCTAGATAAAAATGCGTTTCCTAAAATGACAACTACGTCAAATAGTATGGGATATGATCAGATATTGGTTGTAAAAGATATTAAAGTAAACTCGATATGTGAGCATCATTTTGTTCCTATTATAGGAGTTGCTCATATAGGGTATAAACCAAAAAATAAGGTACTTGGGTTATCAAAATTTAATAGATTAGTAGATTACTTTTCGAGACGGCCACAAATACAGGAAAGATTGACGCAAGATATTTGGAAAAAACTACAGGAGATATTAGATACGGAGGATGTTGCTGTAATTATAGATGCTGATCATACTTGTGTACGATTACGTGGCATTAAGGATATAAATAGCTCAACTATTACGTCGGCAGTAGGTGGCTGTTTCAGGACACAAGAATCAGCTCGAAACGAGTTTTTTAAATTAATAAATTTTAAAAAATAATTATTATGGCTAAACAAATACGTATTTTTTGTACGTTTCAAAAGGAGGGCTATCATAGATGGGTTAATGCCCCCGAAAATGTGGAATATTTGACTAATGTACATAGGCACATGTTTCATTTTAAGGTTGAGATACCAGTTACGCATAGTGATAGGCAAATTGAGTTTATTACTTTTAAACAAGATTGCAGTACTGCAATCGATAAAATCTTTGCCGAAGATACAAAAAAGACAGGTTCTTGTGAGTTATATGCCGAACAATTAGGTACGTTAATAATGCAATATTACAAGGTTGACTCAATTAAGGTTGAGTGTGCCGAAGATGGCGAAAACGGAGCAGTAGTTATACTTAATAATAGCATTAAAAAATGAACTATCGAGGTTTGGTAATTGTACCAACTATTCAGCAACGGGAGTATTTGACTGCTTGGACAATAACATCACTAGCAAAGCAAAAAGTAGATGTAGTTTTAATAGTAGATAGATTGGAGTTATCAGATATATTAGATGAGGCTATTAAACTAGCAAAGATACTAGATCCCAGTATGGTAATTGAGTTGCTAGTATGCCCAGGAGTAATACCAGTTAAATTACAGGCTGGTTTAGATTATTGGTTGGAACAATCGGAACCGCATAAGTTTATTTGCAGATTAGATGATGATATGTACGTACCAGAACGCACTTTAAGTAATGTATGGCGAGTATTATATGAGCAAAGAGACGATAAATATGATATAATTACAAGTACAATAATCACACCAAGCAGGTATTTTAAAAAACGAGTGTATAATCCAAATTTAATTGAATCAGGTGATATTGATTTTTTATCACGAGAGTATGAGTTTTGTGCGGATAACGTAGTGCCATTTAATTTTATACCAGGTAATTTTTGGATGGTAGACGGTAGGAAACAAAATGTGTATAAAAAACTTAATTTTAAGGATGATGTGCATTTTTCAAAGTTTTTTAAACAGTTAGGAGTCTGTATTAATGAAAGAGTGTTTCATATTACAAGGGAATCATTTGGGTCGGCTTTTAGCGATAATTATAAGCAGGAGTTTGGTTATAATAAATTATGGACACCGCCAGTTAATTAATATTATTTTATGCTATATTTAGTACCATTAGAACCATTATCGGAACGGTATACAGAACAATGGATGCGTTGGGTACCAAATGCTTTAGATTCGTTAGGCATAGATTACTCAGTTATTATTGGTGATAAACTAACTAATAAGATCGAAACAGGTGATGTTTTAGACGCATACGGCACGCATTATTGGGGTAACACACAAATCAACCAACTGATAAGTAAAATACGGTCAGGTACAATAAAAAGTGGTGATACGATATGGTTTGCGGACTTATGGCGACCAGGATTGGAGGCACTAGCATATATTAGATCAATTACAAAAATAGATTTTAAAATAACAGGGGTATTACATGCAGGCACATGGGATCGCAATGATTTTACTGTTCGATACGGTATGAAAAAATGGGCACGGGGATTTGAATGGTCTATTTTTCAGATTGCTGATGAGATATATGTAGGGAGTCAGTATCATAAAAACATGATACTTGCTAGCAGAATAGGGGCAATAAGGGAGCATAAAATTAAAGTAACAGGATTATTTTTTGATGCTAACGAGGTGCAAATGCCTACTAAAAAGGTTGTAAAAAACAATTTTTTAGTAGTTTTTCCGCATAGGATAGCACCAGAAAAAAGGCCTGAATTATTTGAGCAACTTAAAACGCATTTTAACTTTGATAGCAAATACATGTTTGTATCTACAAGAGAGCTATGTAAAAATAAGGAGGAGTATTATAGATTACTAGCATCAGCTAAATATATGGTTAGTTTTGAGGGGCAGGAAACATTTGGATATTGTGTATTAGAGGCAATGGCCTGTGGTTGTATACCGTTAGTATATGACGGCATGAGCTATCGTGAGACTGTACCAGATTCGTTACGATGGCGTTTTGAGGATCAATTATATAATTGGATACAATCAGGGTATACGCCTAAAATAGACTATAAAAAACTACTGGAAAAATATAATCCAGTTAATGTTGCTAAATTAATGTTCACATGAAAATATTTTTTGCAGGATCGGAAAATTTGAATGCTTGGGATAAGGTTATTTCGCCTACGAAAGCACGTAATGTACTAATGAGTTATTATTATTTACGTAAGTATAGCAAAGACAAACTTGAAAAATTTATTAAACGTGTGCGGGACACGGGCAATATTGATTATTTATTTTTAGATTCGGGTGCACACACATTTTTAGCTGCCTATGGTGAAAAAAAATCATCGGGGGGTGTAGCTAAAAAAGTAGATGATCCAATTACATTCAGTGAGGAGTATTTAGACTGGTTAGAGCAGTTTGGGCATTTATTTGATTTAGTGGTTGAGTTAGATATAGGGTCAGTCCTGGAAAAAATATTAAAAGGCCCAAAAGGCTGTGGGCAAAAAAAGATTGAAGAGTGGCGGGAGCGAATGAGTAAAATGGGACTGCACGATAAAATGTTTGTAGTAAGTCATTATCAATATTTTTGCGATATTTTTGGGGACTGGAAAGATGAATGGAAACGAATGCTGAAAGAGTATCCGTATGTAGCAATAGGAGATGGACCTAAAGGCGGGGTATTGCACAATCATTTTGCAATATGGAAACAATTAGGTACATGGAGTAGGATACATGGGTTTGCGGAGACAAAAAATCATAGTATGAAAAATTATCCATATTGGAGTATTGATAGCACATCATGGAATATAGGTAGTAAGTTTGGGCATATGTTAATATACAAACCTAAAAGCTATAGTTTAACGGCATTCGGAGCAATAGATAGAACAAATGAGGATACGGTACAAAAAGCATTTGATAAATTATTGTTAGTAAGGCATTTACTAGAGCCAATGACACAAGCAATTAAATTTAATATATTATTTGAAAAGACTGATGGCGGTTTACACAGGGATCGGCAAAATGTACTCGCATTTATGGCATTTGAAAAAGATATAGACGAGCTGTGGTCAAGGCGAGGCGTAGATTTTAATAAAAATTTATTTACAAAAATATGATATTGGACGGCATAGACATATTGGCGGGGGGTGTTTATTTAGTTCCTATTAATTATATACGGTGTAATAATTGGAACTTTAATAAAATGCGGGAGACTGAATATAATCGTTTAAAAAAGGAGTTTATAAATGGCAAAGATAATAAAAGATTTGCTATTCAGGTACGCATAACGCCAGACCCTAAAGTACCTTTTGAGGTAATAGACGGGGAGCATAGGTATAAAGCTTGCAAAGACAGTGGTTTAAAAACTGTGTATATTTACGTTCAGGCGTATGATGACGCTCATGCACGTATGGGGACTATTAAGGCAAATAGGTTTCGTGGGGAGCACGATCCAATAAAAGAGGCGGGAGTAATTGAGGAGCTAGTAAAAAATCACGGTATGACAATGGAGGATATTAAGGAAGCAGTTGGTTATGACAACAAGGAAATGTCTGAATTATCCGCAATATTAAGTTTTAATTTAGATGATTATAATACTTTACAGGACGAGCCAATAACTGAAATAAGCAGTGAGGATGATATGCCAGAGTTACTTGAGGTATTTTTTACAAGCAGTCAAAAAAAACTAATGGATACGGCTATAAATAAGGCGGGATTTAGTGATATAAATAGGGGTCTAATGGCAATCTGTAAATCTGTAAGTAAATTTTATAAAATAAAAACGGACGAGGAGATAGTATCTGATATTAACTTTTAAATAATATGGAACAAATTAACTATAAAAAAATCGCGGTACGGGATTTAGTCCCTAATGAGTGGAATCCGAATCTAATGGATCAGAACATAATGGACGGCTTAATAGATAGTATTAAGATAAACGGTAATCTGAATCAACAGCCTATATTAGTAAGAACGCATCCGTTAGATAATAATAAATATCAGATAATAGACGGGGAGCATAGATACACTGCATGTAAAGAACTCGGTATAACAGATGTGGAGTGTATTATCGAAGATTTTTCAGATAAAGATGCCAGGATAGCTACGCTTACGATGAATAAATTGCGGGGTAACGAAGACGCTTATAAATTGGCTAAATTGCTACAGGAATTAAAAACTGTATATTCAGTCGGGGAGGAAGAGTTAATGAACGCTTTGAAATATACATCAGATGATTTAGCGAGTTACGAAAGTATATTTGACTTTGTGGCTAGTAAATACGTAAAATCTGGGGATGAGCTCGAAAATTTTAACGAAAATTTCGGCTCTGATGGGGAGTCCGTGTCTTTCTTATTACAGCCATCCGATATAGTATACGTACGTAATCTAATAGCCTTATCAGGAGAGACTAGTATAGAGTCAGGATTGTGTAGTATATTTAAAAAGTATTTAGATAGCTAAATTATATACACGGGTAAATTTTTAATAAAGTAGTAATTAATTAATAGAGTAGTAAAATAATAAATAATAAATTTGTAAAATGGGAAAACCTGCAAAAATACCGAAGGACACCGCACGGGTACTACGTTTGAGCGGTATTGAACCTAAAAGTCGAGAGCAGGTCTTGCTGGAATCGAGTGCACTGGCACGCAAAGCCTTATCTGATGCGGAGGAGACTATACGTACAAAAGGGCTAAATATACGGGAGGATCGGGAACGAATGACAACTGAGGAATATAAAGCACGTAATGAGTATATAGTTGAATGTTACCTGAACGGATTTGGAATAGCAAGTATTTGTAAGCTTGTGGCGGGCAAACAGCAATGGGGGGTAATTAGTGTAAGGGAGATCAATAGATTACTGTCAGAGGAGCAACAAAAGCGAAAATCAATGCGTACGGAGGATGCGGTAATAGAGCGGGATTCGATGAGGGATTGGGCATTAGAGCGACAGGAGAGACTGATTGAAAAGATGGTTTTAGCACATAATAAGAGGCAACAGGAGGCGAGTACGAAGCAAAACAAGTGGAAAGCCTTTGAGGAGATGAAAAGCTTGGAGACGATACATAATGCCCATCAGGATTACATTGAGAATCAGAACTGGAATATGAGTAGGAGTAATCCGTTATTGGATGCCACACAAAAGGGTGATTTATTTATATTTGAAAAGGGCAGTAAGATGGTACTAGGAGCGGATAAAAAGACATTTGCAGATATAGCTATGGAGCTACAAGGAGCTATAGACACGAACCCAGTCCCAGATGGTGTCATTGAGGCAGATGTAATAGATAATTTTGAGGACGAGTAAAGTTATGTGGCAAATATATATTATAACATAATGGTCGGGCGTTTTACCCCGAGACAGCTATAATCCAAAGGGGCATGGATACACAATACTTGACAAATGGGGTATATGGCTAAAATAGGGATAAATATATAATTATTCAGTTGGACTAATAATTTTATCAGTTAAATGTCCCAATTTTGGTAAAAACACCCTAAAAAATTATATTTATATACAGGTAATCTATACAATAATTGACACAAGCTATACATTTATTGTGTAAAATATATATTATAACATGTGGTGCTTATACTTTAGGCCGAGAGCGACCTTATGCAAAGGGGCATAAATATTACATACTTGACAAAAGGGGGTTGTAAACTAATTTTTAAATAAAATGGCACAATTTAAGATAGATCGTAAAAAATTTTTTGCTGGCTTGGAGTTAATGCGTCCGATGTTATCAGATGCCACTTTGGAGATGTTGGAGGTGGCGTTAAGTCGGGTACGTAACGATACAGACTTATATCATATTTATGAATGGGTAAATGATCCTGATAAATGGATGATGCCAATGGTAAGTATAGACACGTTTATGGATTCAGTTTATTTTTTAAATATTGGCAAAAGGGTATATCCAAAAGTAAGGCAAATTTGTCGTGATGTAATTGAGGGTAAATATCGTGAGGGGGTAATATTGGCGGGAATCGGCTGTGAGGCGGTTGGCACTAAAATAATTATGGCGGATGGTAGTATAAAAAGTAACGATCAGTTAAAAGTAGGGGATATGCTAATGGGTATTGATAGTACACCACGTAAAATTATAGGGTTACATACTGGTACAGATAAGCTTTATAAAATTACGCCAATTAAAGGGGAATCAAAAATAGTTACTGGCAATCATGTATTGAGTTTAGAACGCACATGTAAGGGTAAAGTTAGTAAATACGGTACTTGGGATAAAAAAGGTGGTCAGGTAGTAAATATCACGGTAAATAATTACTTACAGTTAAGTAAAAAAATGCGAGGTATACTAAAATTATATCGACGTGGGATTAATTTTGAAAAAAAGTTTATTACAGTGGATCCGTATTTTTTAGGTTTATGGTTGGGGGATGGCACATCAATACGTGCTGAAATTACTACAATAGATATTGAAATTATTGAATGGTTAAAACAATATGCTGGGTATGTAGGTGGCTATATCTATCAAAACAAAATGGCTCATAAAATAGCATTTAATACTTGTAATAATAACCCCTTATTAGATGATTTACGTGGATTGGGGGTAATAAAAAATAAACATATACCTTTTCAGTATAAAACTAATGACAGGCAGACTAGGCTACAAATATTAGCGGGATTGATAGATTCAGATGGGTCGTTAGGATGCGGTTATTACGAGTTCAGTAATAAAAATGAAAGGCTGATAAATGATGTGTTATATTTAGCAAGATCATTAGGTTTTGCGGCTTATAAACGTAAACGAACGACTAAGTGTTTAGGTAAGACCTTTAGTTCATATCGTATAACTATATTAGGCGAAATAATGGAGATACCTGTTAAAATAGCCCGAAAAAAGCAATTAACGGCACGAAAACAAAAGAAAAGTGTATTACGAACAGGATTTTTAGTTGAGGAATATGGTTATGGTGATTTCATAGGGATTGAGTTAGATCAGGACAAATTATATTTATGGGATGATTTTACGGTTACACACAATTCGGGTAAATCGTTTTTAAGTCAGATTTTATTATGTTATATGGCTCACAAACTGCTTTGTATGCGTAATCCGCATGAGACTTACGGGTTAGCTAGGGATAAAAATATCAGTATAATAAATATGGGTACGAGTGCAACGCAAGCTTGGGAGGTGGTATTTTCAGGTATAACTACATTTATACAGGAATCACCATTTTTTCAGCAATTTCGACCTGATATGTTAAAGACTGCTATTACATTTAAAAGTAAAAAGGTTACATTAATGTCTGGTAATAGTAAAAGTAATAGGGCATTGGGGGCGAACGTATTTGCGTCAGTATTAGACGAGGCGGCTTTTTATTTAGATAATGATAATCGTAATGTGGCTGAGGAGATATATAAGTCATTAAATAGGCGTATAGTATCACGTTTTCAGTATGATGGTTTGTTGTTAATGATCAGTTCACCAAGATATATGGACGATTTTATTATGACACGTATGGAGGAGTCTCGAATGATGGACGAGTATGGTAAGTTAATACAGAGTCAGGTATATACATTGCAGTTACCAACATGGAAAGTAAAATCAATAGCAAAGGCTGATATGGCCAATAAATTTTATTTTAATGCACGGCAGGGAATGATAATGCGTGAGCCTATTGAGGAGCTGAAAAAGACTTATTCAGTAAATTACGTTTCAGACACAGATTTTTCAGATAAGTATGATATATGGGAGATACCAGGGGAATATATGGCAGATTTTAAGCGAGACCCTGAATTTGCGAAACGGGATTATGGTGCAACGCCATCTGAAACGATAACAGGCTTTTTCCCACGGCCCGAAATAGTACGGCAGGGATTTAATAGGGAGCGTAAGGATGCAGTAATAGCACCGGGACAGTACAGTTTTGACGGATACCCACTTAGGACGAATTATTACATACATATCGACCTTGGTATGAATAAAGACGGCAGAGGGGATTATACGGGGTTTTGCATGGGGCATTTTGGTGGGTATAAACTTGATCCAGAGACAGATGAACAGCAACCTGTATATTATATTGATATTTTGGAACGTATTGGGGCAGGAGCAACAGGCGAGGTTGAGATAGCTGATGTTAGGCGTAGGATATATGATTTAAAATCAGCAGGCTTTGCAATAGGCCTCGTGTCTTTGGATGGTTTTCAATCTCGGGATTTTATGCAAGTATTAAATAAACGAGGCTTTGCAACAGATTATTTATCGGTGGACAGGACGATTGAGCCATATAATTTATTAAAAGAGTCATTTTACGAAAAGCGAATAGATATTGCTTATAACGAAATACTGGAATCTGAATTAATACATTTGGAACTGATAAAAGGCATAAAAGTTGATCATCCACCAAAACATAGTAAAGATTTGGCTGATGCGGTAGCTGGGGTAGTGTTCAGCATATCACAGAACGCCCCTAAGGGACTTTTAGGAGCGGGGTCGCTACTTACTACCAGTAAGGGTATAGATATTGCACCAGCGTTAAAACAACACGAGCAATATAAGCAAAGGGAGGCAAAGATGCGTAGATTACAGGAGTATGTAAAACGGCAGGACGATATACATAATGATCTGAAAAGGAGGGGAGTGATATAGTTCAGAATCGTTTAGCCCGTCAGAATTGTTTAGTATCTAAGATGTGATTCAGTATAGTATTTTTTTGTGTAATTGGTATTTGTAATAACATAATTTGTAATTAGGACAAATTTACATATTTTTTATTTATCCTACATATAAATATTATCATATAACTAAAATAAAATCAAGCTAAAAACCTTTACAAACTATAATTTTATTTTAAAACTAAATAACATATTTTATAAATATATCAAGCTTAAAAACTTTACAAACCTATTTTAATTAATATATAATAAAAGTGTAATATTAATCACTAACTTATTAATATATGTTATACCATTTTATATACTTTAAACTAAAAATAGGTTTTATTTTACCTATAAAATTAAAATATATTTTAACATCATTTTAAATAAAAACAACTTTAAAAACTTTACAAATATAAAACAAAAATATATAATTAAATTACAAAATAACCAATTAAATTTATTTACTAATTTTTATAAAAATGAAAGATACAATCTATGCTGAACCATCAGCAACTACAGTTAAATTATATCAGCTTTTACCACAAGCAGTGAAAGCAATCTATAATCTAAATTTAATAAACATGCTAAATCAGTTAAATCATTTACATATTTATATATAACATAATATTTATTTAGAACAAACTAAAAAACTTTACAAATCTAAATCATTTTAAATAAAAATCTTTATAATAGTTTATTTTTTAATTTTTATAAATATGTTACCAATCACAAGAATGGATACAGTACATTTATCGCAAATTAGGTATAACACTAATTTGATACAATCTGTAATAGCAAGTATACTTACTAAATTAGATGTTTCGTATTATATAAAAATAAAGGATACTAAATTTGAGTTAGTAGCTGATGGGCATAATGTATTTATACATGAGGATTTTTGCTTATTATTACTATCAGTAATAAAATATTATACAAATAAAGATAAATTTTCGTTAATAGGACATGATTATTCGGACGATATAATTACATTTTTAAATAATGCTGATAATTATTTAACATAAGAGCAAAGCATACATACTTATTAAAATGCATTTTAATACTATGAAAAAATACATTTATATAGCAATAAATATCTTTACAGTATATCTTATATTACTCGGGGTATATTTATTATTTGATCATTATGCAGATAAGTGTTTCGCTGGGGTTGGGGCTATATCTAACATACAATACAACCCTAAAACATTACTCAATGACTATAGCTGGCATTATACTACAGATAACGGTTATCAATTTACTACTCAAGATTATTATTCGGTCGGGGATATAGTAAACGTTACTTACTACTGTACACTGGGTACAATAATAAACACATCCGTTGAGTAAAGGCATATTATATTATTATATACTACTATATCTTATTATATTTTATTAATAACTTATATTATTTATTTATATAATATAATATCTTACCCATTCATTACTAAATTATATTATTTATTATACTAATATAATTTTTTCGGTTCGAGGATAAAAAGGCATACAGGGGTATATTTTATATACACTACCAATTTTTTAACGCATTAGACAATCTTTCAGTTCACGGGGTATACTCAACTACCTTTATCAAATAAAAATGCCGTGGCGGTACTTAATTATTAATCCGATATATAATAATCATATACTACTACCATAACACTACCTTATACTAACTACTTATATATTATATAATATATTTAATCTAAAATTTATACCGCTCGATCTCCAGCTGTATCGAAGGGGTAGGGGTCTTT